TAATAATAGAATCTAGTTCATGAAAGTTTAGATTTTGAAACTCATCAACAATAATAATACAGCGATCTAATGTTGTTCCACGAATAAAAGATGTACTCCAAAAAGAAATTGTTCCTTGAGTTTTTAGATTAGAATAAAGCATTTCAGATGCAGCATCATCTGGCATTTCAAACATGTATTTAACCATGTTTTTATATGGAATCTGATAAAGCGAAGATTTGTCTTCGTGGTCTCCAGGAAGAAATCCAATCTCTCTAGTTGCTACAAGAGATCTTACAATGTATATTTTTTCATAAGGAGAATTTGGATCTAATACATCTAATAATGCATTATATAATGTAATAAAAGTTTTTCCTGTCCCCGAAGCACCATAAGCAACCAAATTTTGATCTAACTTATATTGCTTAAATAGTTTTTCTTGATTATCAGTTAGAGGTTCTATTGTTTTAATATAATCTCTATTGATTGGTTTTTTTCTTTTCATAACCCTATTACTCATACCGAAAGGAACTGGATTTGTGCTGATACCTGATCTAGTTTTTTTTGCTGGCATATTAAGATTAAATTTTACTAACTTTTGAACCTGGCATTTTTGATGCTCTATCCAGAACGTCATTCCATCCTGGATGTTTATTGACAAGTTTATTTTGCCAATCTCCGACTTCTCCTGGTGAAGGGCAAGTAGATGGATCACTCCAATCTCTTGTCCAATCTGGATTGTCGATTTTCCACTGGTCCCAATCATGGACACTCATTTCAACTTCTTTTTGTTCTCCAGTGGTTTTATTAATAACGGGATAAGTCGCCATAAGTTATAAAATCAAGTTGTTCTATTTATTTCCATTTCAATGCTTCAGAAACAGTAGGAAACTGTTCAATAAAGATTTTCTTACACTCTTCTGCAATATCCATATGCTCTTTTTGTGTGCCATTTGCAGAGCGAAGTTGAATATAATGGATCCATGAACGGCAAGAGCCACTCATATAAAGTTTTGTTGGTACTGCTAAAGGAAGCACAAACCTAGCACATTCTTTTGCGATACCATCATCAAGCATTTTTTGATATAGATTCATGCCTTGTTTAAAGTAATCTTGCATAAGCATTTGATACTTCTGAACAACAAAGGGATCTACATCATCAATACTATTTTGACGATTCTTTGTATCTTGACGACGAAGTTCTGGAACTGGAATATCTCCCAACAAAGAACTATCAGCATATCTTTGAGAAAATTCTTGATATGTAAAGCTTCTATGTCGTAAAATTTGAGCTGCAAGTCCTCTGGTAGTTTCGATCTCAAGTGTCATGAATGCCTGCTCAAAGACGCTCCAATGCTGGTGTTCAACACAATACTTAAGAAGACCCGCAACATTAGGATTCTCTTGATTAGAGGGGTTAGAGACCCTTGCCACGTACCCCATGGTCTTTTCTGCATCTGGGGTTACACTAATCAGTTTTACTTTCATAAACATTCCTCACTTTGATTAAATTTTTTGCGGCATTTTTTAACTGCCTTCATTTCTTCTTTGATACGCTTGTATGCTTCTTCTGCTGTTAGTTTGCGTGACATCTCCATAGCAATAATCACATCTACTCTTGTACCAAAATGCTTAAGTGCTTCTTCAAAGCAATTTAACTCTTCATACATAAATTACTCCTAATCTGGGTATCCGTCATCATCTTCAAATATTTCATCATAATCATGAAGTGATTCATCTTTATATTCTAAGTAAGATTGTTTGTCCGAATAAACTTCGGATTTTAAAGAATCAACTAATAATTCTAGATTATGTATAATAAGTTTGAGTTTTTCTCTGTCCATAAAAAACATGAATACCTATAAAGATATTAGCATAAAAAAAAGAAGGGTGTCAACCCTTCTTATTATAGATTGGTTGAATGATTAATACTCTTTCAAACCAATCTCGTAAGTGTATACGATAGCAAGACCAGTACCTACACCCTCTATATGTTAGCTGATAGCAAGCAGGTGGTCTGTTATCTTTATCCATATCATCATAGTGATATGTGTAGTCGTTCACTACTTTGCTCCGACAAGTTGTGCTAGTTGTGCTTGGTGACGGCGTTGCTCTTTTTGCTTCTTCTCTTTAATGAGTTGAAGGAAGTTGAGTTTCTGCATTATTTATGTCCCTCTTTAACAAACTTAACACCACGATAGTTTTCGTTGTATTGTTGGGGCTGTTGCATCATCTGCTGCTGATAAGCAATACGCTTTTCGGTATCATATTCGACACCACGATATACTACTTTTGCCATAAGTTTACTCCTAAAGAAATGAGAATGTAGTTTCCCGTTCCTTCAGTCGTTTGCGTTCGCTATTTGCGAATAGCGAATGAACGATCCGTTCCGCGACTTACTTGCGTCCATTAAAGGATGAACGTTTGGTTATTATAAACCATATAAAATATGTAGTCAAGTTAGTTTGTAACATTTGTTACTAAATGAACCCTACAGACCAAAAAATTGCTGGGATTTTTTTTCGACCTTTTTTGGATTTAAAAGTCGATTTTGGTTTTACCTTTCAATATAACTTAATGTATGACTAGTAGCACAAAGTTGGTGAATGATTATATCACATCCTATTTTTGGATTGGTATTTCCACATGTAAAAATATCTACAGCTGCATTTCCATCTTCTGGCCATGTGTGAATACTAATATGACTTTCAGACAATAATGTTAAAACTGTGACTCCTTGTGGTTTAAATTTTTTATGTATACTTTGAACTACTGTCGCTCCACTTGCAAATGCAGCATTTTCCAACAAATCAATAAGACAAACTGGATCATCTAATAGTTTCCAGGGACAACCATATAGGTTTAACAAATAATGCTTTCCCATTTACAAAGGATTATCCTCCGCTTCCTTTATAAGAGTAGAGATATATGTTTCATCTCCATTTATTTTTTTGATTTCATATAATGATGATTTCATATATTTTTTAGCTTTTTTATATTTTTTTAAAAGTTTATCAACTTCATCTTTATATAAAGTTAGATTAATACCAACTTTTTCTTTTTTAAATCCTTCTGTCATTTTTTATCTTTAGATTTTTTATCATTTATTCCCCATAATTTTGGATTTACTCTTCCATATCCAAAATCTATTTTTTGAACTGCACCTTTTCCATATCTATCATAATAAAGATCAAAAAGTTGAGCAACTTTTGAACATCTTGTTAAATCAATATATGTTTGACCATCTACAATATACCAGATAAGTCTAGCATCGTTTGGAAAACTTTTATCTTTAGCTTGTTGTAAAGTAGTTTTTTCTAATAGTATATGACAACCGTATGTTGCAGGATTATCTGGATTTTGCATGTTCTTTACCTTTTTAATTAAGATCTTCCTCCCCAACGAACATCAGGATAAGCTTCTTTGACATTTTCCCAAGTGATTTTATATTTGTCGGTAAGTTTTTTATCTTTTACTAAGCAAAGAAGTTCTGCTTCTTTTGGATCAAGACCTTGAAGCATATTGATGAACATTGTTTCTCTTCTAATCGAAGAAAGTGTGTTGTTTCCTCCTTTTACGAAGTTATAAAGTTTATCATATTCATTTCTTAAAGATGTTCTTCCTCTTCGGATATCACCATCAACTCCATTATATCCTACTGATTTTTCTTGTCCAGAAATTTGTCGTGAAACTTGATCACTCAATGTTCCACCAACAGATGTCATTTCTTTAATATCAGCGTATGGAACATCTCCTGGAGGAAGAAGAGAAATAACACTATCATCAAAATTCCAAATAAACAATGAAACTAGAGCGTTATTTCTATACTCTTGCAAAATAGATACTTTTTTAGTATTGGATCTTTGTTTTGAAACTAGTTCTAAAATCTCATGCTGAAAGCAATTTGTATCTAGTTTAACATCAGGTTTTACTTTAACATTAGCCATTTTCGTCCTCGTAATCTTCTTCAAAGTCATTTTCAAATCGTACTGCTAAAATCTCATCAGGAATAATATTTCCAGCACTATCAAAAAACTCGGGATGCATATTTATTGGTTGATTTTCTAAGAAAGTTCTGTTTGCTATCCAACCTACTATACCACCAACAACAAAAAATAACAAGGTTACCATTATTAAAGTGGTAAGGATGAGTGAGTGTTCCATTTTTTTTCTTCCCTAGATTTACTTTACTTTTGTAATATTCAGATCAAAATTAAAAGTAAAGTTAATCTTTCTGTTTAGGAGAGATATCACATTACCAAACTTGATCTGAAAAGTTTTTGGTTTGGGTATTTCTCTCCTATTTGATTTTAGCATTAACTCAAATCCTCTATCAATAAGAGAATCTTCTTCTTTATTTAGATTGCTTTCTTTTTCTTCCTTTTCTTTTTTCATAACTATATTGCTTTGCATCATCTAAAATAGATTTTAGATAATCTTTTATTTTCCTTGCTTGTGGTTTTGATATGTGACCATAACCTTCTCTCAGTTGTTTATGTTCTTGATCAGATCCTCCTTTAATATACTGATCCAAATCTTCAATAAGGCAACTTATATTATAAGCTGTAGAGCTATTGATAAAATCTTCGGCATCTTGCTTTACGGCATTATTTACTTTCAAATAATCATATAGTTTTAATACAAACTTACCTTGAAAAGCATAATCTATGGATTTTTCAACATCGAAATAAATTTCTTTATTTTGCACGACTTTAGAATAGATTGTTCTCTTTGATATATTTAACAGTTTCTGTGCATCCACCGAGATTTTCTCCATTATAAATCACCTGAGGAAATGTAGATCCATCACCAAATATATCATAAAACTCTTGCTTGTCAAAATCTGTTCCGAGATTCAAAACAGAGTGGTCTAGATTTGCAAGATTCATAACTTTTTTTATTTTATCGCAGTATGGGCATCCAGACTTTGAATAAATGATAAACTTCATAATAAAACTCCTGTTTAAATCTCTTTTAAATGCTGAACTTTGTAGTATGTAGATTTTTTGTTGTTCTTAGCAAATCTTATACCAACACCAAGAGGTTGTGTTGATTTTTCGTCATCTTTCCATTTATACAAGAAAGAAGTTACGGTAACAATCTGCCCATTTACACCTCTATGATCTGGATTTTCAATCCTATACTTTTTATTTACTTTTATATTATAATATTTTATAACTCCTGGTTTTTCTTCAACTCTGAAGAAATAACTACCCACATCAGGTTTAGATTTTCTAATTTTAAGATTTTCAATCTGTTCATTACTAAGATCATTAATGTCCTTTGGAATGTCCATTTAAGTTATTAGAACTAATAAAAATATTTATAAAAAAAGAGGGTTTTTTGACCCTCTTAGTATATCATACAAATATCATTCCCGCAACCATGAGACCGAAAGCAAAGATGGTGAAGAGCATCAGTCCAATGAGTAACCACCAGCACCATCTTGGCATAGGTTCATAGTGCATTGCCACGGGGGAGAACTTCCTCTGGGAAGACAAAGTTTTCATGTGGTTGGTCTACTGGTGCCATCCACGCTCTAAGACCCTCATTAAGGAGGATATTCTTCGTGTAGAACGTCTCAAACTCAGGGTCCTCTGCCGCTCTAATCTCCTGAGATACAAAGTCGTATGCACGTAGATTGAGAGCAAGACCGATGATACCAATAGAAGAAGTCCAGAGACCCATAACTGGTACAAAAAGCATAAAGAAGTGCAACCAACGCTTATTACTAAAAGCAATACCGAAGATCTGAGACCAGAATCTGTTA